ATGGCTATTGAAGATTATTTAGGTATGACAATTTTTTCTGTAAGCTATAAAGTTTATTATGGCTCTATGAATTCAACTGGAACGCAAGTTACATTGGATTTACCTGAGGTTTCCCAAGATTTTCAAAGTCAAGCAGGGGTTGTTATTAATAGCGTAGGCTATTGGAACGGAAATACGCCTCCAGTTTTTACTCTTATTCCTAATACAGAATATTTTTATGACCCAACAGGAAACAAAGTTGTTTGTAGCGGTATTCCTAGCGGTGTAAGCACGATTGTTTCCAATCCTATTGTGGTTACCTATACAACTAGGGCAAATCCTTTGGCGCAATATCCTGTTATTAAACAAGCTGGTTTATTGTTATTAACACATTTATACAACAACCGTAGTAATACAACGGCAGGAATTATGCATGATATTCCGTTTGGAGTATCTCAACTGTTACGCCCATATAAACCTTTGGTGCTGTAATGTCCATAGCACGTTACGAAAATGTAACCGTTAATAATGTAGCCGTTGTGGTAAATACTTATGGCGAACAAAACACAACTATTACGCCTTGGTTTAATACAAGAGCGGTTGTTGCTGATGTAACAAATAGTGTGCGAATTGCAGAAAAATACAGGGTTTATGCCGATTTGGTAAATTTTACGTTTAACTACACACCAAATCAAAAGCAGATTGTAGATAATCAAGAAGATTATAGTATTACATGGCGTGGTAATGATTGGCGCATTACCGATGTGCGAGAATCCAACGACAGAATGAATATTACCTTGCTTTGCTACCGAAATGACCCAAATTCACAAGTATGACAACACAACAGAATCCTGCGGTTTATGCACAAGCTATTCAGTATCAACTGGATACTATACTTGACCCCATTCCTGTTTTTGTCAATTTTAATCGTAATTGGAATAAAACTCAGACCAAATTTGTAACATGGCAGTTGCGTAATATCCACCAGCCAGTTTATACAGGCACAACACAAAGTAACAAAGGCATTGATACGCCAGTATTTCAAGTTTCAGTATTTGCTACAACAGTAGATGATGCTTTCAATATTTCAAATACAATATTACAATCATTGCATGGTTACTCAGGAATATTGGGAAATCCAGCAACAACAGGGTTTTATATATCCAAAGCAGACGTAGTATGGTTATATAATACTTATGATAATGAAATTGGGATGCAACAGATTATTTTGGATTGCACTCTTTATGTACCATCTTAACAAGATAAGATTTATTAACTTTATTTTTTAAAGAGGTTTAAAAATGGCTCTACCAAATAGAATTCTTCCCGGATTTACAGCCGCACTATATATGCAACCATCGGCTAGTCCAACACCTTTAGCCACTTCTGCTTTATCAACAGTTGCTTCTGTAGCCGCTATTGCTGTTGTAGGAAACCTAGTTCCTGTTGAGGAAATTCCAGCATTTGGTCAGGATGATGCTGTTGCTTCTTTCGGTGTTGCTGGCTCACGTCAATCGGACAAAATTCCTACTCAAGCCGCACCTACATCTATGACAATTACTGCCGCTTGGAATCCTAGCGATGCTAATTTGTTATTGATTCGTGGTGATGCTTATAGCGGAACTGTAGACCGTACTTTTGTTATTTCAGCTACCGATGGCGCAAACATTGTGTATTACGCATTTAATGGTCGTGTGGGTCAATTTAATATTGATGCAAACCCAACGGCAGAAGCTAAATGCACATTTACAATCCATCCACGGGGCAATCAATACGGTTGGTCCAATAACGCATAAGGATTATTATGAAAATCCAATTTGCTAACGGGAAAATTTATGACGGTCAAGATATTGACGAGGCTATTGCAAAATGCCTTGCTGATGGAAATGACCCATTTAACCCCGTAGTTGTACAAGAAATTACACAAGATAAAAAGACCACAAAAAATGCAGATACAGTCCAACAATGATTTGTTAAGTTATTTGATAAGCCAAGCCAATTCAGGAACAAAGAATTGGTTTGGTTTTCAACAACAAAAAATTGCAGGTATTGATGTGGCTTATAAAATAGCCGCTAATCATGCCGATAAAATGACCCCCGAAGAAATTACAGAATATGTGGCGAAGTTAAATAATTGCATTTATGACAAATTCATAAAGATGTAATTATGAGCAAGATTGTCAGCGTACAGTTTACTGGCGTACAAGAATTTGAACAATTAATTAATGAAATGCAGGATGATTTTGGCGTAAAAGACCAAAAAAAAATCTTGACTGCGGCTGTTAGGAAGTCAATGGCTCCAGTATTAAGTAAAGCTAGACAGCTTGCTCCAATAGATACTGGAGGCTTACGGGTTAGTCTTAGGATAGAGGCTAGAAAGCCATCACGCAGAGATAAAAAATCAATCTATGTTAATCCAAATGATGTTGTAATTGGGACGGTTACAACCGCATCAGGAAAGCAATTAGCAAAGAAAAAGTTTACCAATGTAAAAACAGGTCAAAAACAAATAGGTATTGAAAGTGATGGTAGAGCCATTGCAAATGAATTTGGTACTGCCAAAATAGCCGCTAAGCCATATATGCGACCAGCTTTAGAATCAACAACATCAGCAGTATTAACAGAATTAGGTGATAACCTAAGAGCGCAATTAATAAAATACAAATCAAGGAAAATATAATATATGACTCAACTAGCACAAGCCTTTGGCTCAAACTTTAATAAAGATAATGTCCGTATTCGCTCATTTGAATTTGGCGGTCATACATTTAAGGTAAAAGTACCATTAACAAGTGAATATGAAGCCTTGCTTGAGCAAGCAAATAAGGTAGATGATGATTTAGTTAATAAGTATTACAACGAAATAACATCTGAATTTATAAAAAATAAATCCAAAATTACGCCTGAAATGGGAGTTGTGTTTGAAAAAGATGATGTTATTGTCAAAGATAAATCTATGCGTGAAGCGGCTAAAAATAAAACTATTACAGAAAATCGTATAGTTGCTATGGTGCGCTTATTAGTCCCTGAAGAAAAAGATTTTGATATGTCTAGCGTTACCTACGAAATGGTAGAGGAATTA